TTCTTATGGGTGACGCTACTCAATCAGATATTGATAATGGTTCTAATATTATTAAGTTCTGTAAGATTTGTGAGAAACATAATATTGAAATTCCTATTGTACGGTTTACAGTAGACGATATTGTAAGGTCAGATATTGTTGGGCAATTAGTAAGAGCCTTCATTAAAGAAAAGATTTAATATGGAGATCGTATATGGCAGAACAAATTAAACAATTAGGTGCTGGTGGTTTAAATACAGATACACCCCAAATGATCGTACCACCAAACACCTTTACAGATGTTCTTAATGTACGATTTTATGATGATTCAGTTCAAACAATAACAGGTGAAACTACAGGTGAAATAGTAAGTATTGCACCTGACTTTGGAGTTCACTGGAGACGGCCTGATCAAGGTTATAATATATTTGCAAAAAATGGTAATTTTATTAGAGTAGATTCTGCAGGTAATCAATCAAGTATGTTTAGTTCAGCTAATTCTGAATACTCAAATAGCGATTGGCAATTCACTTACTTTAATGGTGGTTACGCTATTGTGTTTAACAACGGCAGATCAACCCCATTATATTGTTTATACGGTAGTATTACTGCAGACAATGCTCTTCAACCGTTACCCGGTTGGAATTATTCTGAAGGACTTACAGTTACAGCTAAAGTAATTAGAGCATTAAACTATTCATTAGTAGCCGGTAATTTAACTATTAGTTCTGGTGGTACAATTACTTATGCACCAGGTACTATTAGGATATCTGTACAAGCACCTACAGGTGGTATTCCCCAAACATGGCAGCCCGGTTTAACTACAGATACTGCCGATGAATTTGAATTATCCTCAACATCACCAGTCCTTGATATGGCTAATCTCAGAGGTAATATGTTTATTTATACTTCTGATAGTATTAGCATGTTGACTATTAATCAAGGTAGGGCTAACGTATCAGGTTATTCAGACTCATATGGTATTTTAAATACAGACTGTGTAGTTGAATTTGAAGGTAAACATTTTGTTGTAGATAATAATGACATCTATATTCATGCAGGTTCAGGGCAAATTGAACCTATTGCAGATGGGAAAGTTAAAAGATATTTCTTTAGTAACTTAAACAGATCTTATATTAATAAAGTACAAGTAATTAGAAATCCATTCTATAAAGAAATTTGGATTAATTACCCTAAGGGTAGTTCTACTGTTTGTAACGAATCATTAATTTTTAATTATAAAAGTAATACTTGGACTAAACGGCAATTAGCAAATGTATCTTGGATGTTTAATGGACCGAGTAATATTGCAAACCAATGGCAATATAGCAATAAAGTATTATATATGACTACAAATAATACACAAACATTAATTACTGATGACTCTTATGTTATGTGGAATGGTACTGGATTAGTATCATATGAATCTTATGTTGAAAAAAGAAAATTAAATACTGGACAAATTGAAGGTAGTACTTTAATTAGTTCCTTATACCCAGTATTTGATATGGTACCCGTTGATTCTGAAATTAATATTTATGTGAAGAGTCAAAACAATTATACAGATAATCCTGCTTTTACTTCAGAAGATTTATTTGTTTTCCAGCCCAATAACCAAAGATCACAAGGTTATAAAATTGATCCACGAGTTAATGGTCGTATTTTAAATTTTAAAATATCCTCTATGGGCAATTGGAGGTTACCATTGTACGCATTTGACGCTAAAGCAGCTGACCGGAGGTAATTATGTTTTTAATCCCACCATATACAGGTAATGCTGATTTAGATTCTTATTTATATAATGTATATCTAGGAATTAATTCACTACAAGAATCTCAAGGGATTAATGTAGATGAAGGTACAGGTATTATTACCGATCCTAACAGCAATATATTAGGTTTCTTGTATAGATATCTTAGTATTAAATACGCTGATGATAATGTAGGTACTGGATTATCCGATGTACCAACAAGTAAATTATATTTTGGAGTGTATAATACTAATCAATCGGTAGAATCAACTAACCCTGCAGATTATACTTGGATTGCGGTTGATGGTGGGTTTAGTACTGATAAGCTATTATGGGTTTTAAAACAAGGTAACAGACAGGTAAGTTTCTTTGTTGGTGCTGAATATCCAGATGAAGCCAATTGGATATTAGCTCCCGTAAGATCTCTAGATTTAGATAGATTAACCATAGAATATAATAAATATCTAACAGTTCGTTACGCAGATGATTCTGCAGGTAATGGTTTATCTACAAGCCCTGTAAATAAAAGTTTTTATGGTATTTATACTAATACTGTTGAAGTAGCTTCTACTGATCCAAATGATTACGAATGGTCACCATTCAATTTTGGTACTACATTTGAGTTATATTATCGTTGTTACGGTGGTAGAAGTATTGATATTCAACCGTATGATAATAAACCTATTGGGTTGCTATTACTCAAAGATAATACCTTTTTAAATCTTGATGTAATTACATTTAGTGTTACGGATAAGATTGGCATTATTAATGAATCACCCTTAAGTATTATTTCACCTACTCGGTACCTATTAGTAAAGTATGCCGATAGTGCTACTGGTACAAATATTTCTTCAGCATCTATTGGTAAAACCTATTTTGGATTATTATCTTCAGATGTATTATATGATAACGTAAGTCCAAGTGATTTTATTTGGTTTACTGCTAATGGTACCTTTGGGCCTGAGTCTAAGAAACTTTGGTTTAGAAGTATTGGTAATAACATAATTACTTTTGATAATAATAACGAAGCACCAGACACTACTGGTTGGTTTGACGTTACAGTACAAAGTAATCCCTATAATTATATTGACGTATACAGTCGTTCAGGTTTTGTTGTTACTGACTTGACTTCACCAACAGATGGTAGATTAGGTTATACCCAAACATCTACTGGTATTTATAATATTAACCTTGACCCATATGGTACAGGTGCAGATACTGGTGGATTTTCTTTTAACCCGGCAACTACTGCAGAAATTAACGTAGACCAGTTTGGTAGGATTGTTTCGGCTGGTGCCTTAGACCAAGTCAGATTTAGCTTAGGTATGGTTAACGCAGCTGCTAGTCAGTCTGTATTTACATTTTCTAATGCACAACCAAATCAAATATTTTTCTTTAAGAATGGTATATTACTTCAAAGCGGTACTGATTATACAAGAACATCTACTAATATTACATTAACACAGGCATGTGTTGGTGGAGAATCTATGATGGCTTATTATATTAGATTAATCGATGCCGAAACCTCATTAGATAAGATACCTTTTACTACAAGCTACATTAGCCTTAGTAATGGTCAAACAATAATTCCAAGAACATCTGTTGATGGTAGTGAATTGTTGTTTATTAATGGTGTTCTTGTAGTTGATACTCAATACACTTATTTAGCAGGTAATGCTGGATATCAATTAAATTCACCAGTCACAGGCGGTACACTTACTGTTATTGAGTTTGTAAAAAATAATGCTAATACACTTATCTTTACAGAGAACTATACTGAAAAATTATCTGGTACAAATATAATTACTTACCCTACTCCTTATCAAAGAAATTCTTCTTTAATCTGGTTTAATGGTGTATTACTAAAACCAACCTCAGATTATAGTATTCCCGGAGCTTCTGATTTAGTTTATAATGCAGAATTAATTGGTGTATTAGATTATGCTGGTCAGCCAGCTCAATACGCCTCTTTTGTAAGTGCTGGTCCTGCATCTGTTGGTTCATTAAGTTCTGCTGGTGTACTCGGTTTTGATGTACCAATTGAAATTGAAAAGAAAACAACCATTAAAGATATGTTCTTAGAATTACAATTTCAAATTGAAGAACTACAACAAGAGGTTAAAAGATTAAAAGGTGATTTATGACACAAGCAATTAATTTAGCTAACTTTGCTAATAATTTAAATAGCTCGGGGCAAGTTGACCCAAATGCGTTAAGCACAGTAGTTCCTATTGCTAAGGGCGGTACTAATGCATCAACCGCAGCAGATGCAAGAACAAGTCTTAATGTTCCTACAAGGACTGGAGGGGATTCTTCTGGTACCTGGCCTATTTCTATTTCTGGTAATGCTGCAACAGCTACAAATGCAACTAATGCAACTAATGCCACGAACGCTACAAACGCTACAAACGCAGTTACAGCAGCTAATGGTGGTGTTACTTCCGTTAATGGTAATACAGGTGCTGTAACTGTAAGCATTGTTCCTTCCTCAATTACCGCAATAGGTTCTATCCTTGTCTGTGTACGTGCGGTAACTATTTCTTCGGGTCAGAATATTTCTGGCACTATTGGCGAAACTATCGCAGGTTCTTCACTTCGATACGGTTATGTATTAAATACATCTACCAACGACGCTGACGGTAACTATATTAACCTTTCTGGATTAACTTATGCTGGAGGTGGTACTGCTTTATCTGGTACTTGGCGATGCATAGGAAGGGATCGCCGGAGAGATATTGACGGTGTTGGATATTGGTTGTCCGGACTTTGGCAACGTATTTCGTAAGGAGTAACTATGCAATCAACACTAATATCAGTAACAAATCCAATCTGGGCCAATGAAGAGCATACTCTTATTGATTGTCAAATCACGACCAGTCAATTTGGCGATGAAATTTTACCTTTTACAGCATCGTTAAGTGATGTTGAACTTCATGGTAAAGTTATCTTTAACGACCTTATTTCTGGAAAATATGGCCCTATTGCTGAATACGTAATTTAAATGAATATACAACAACTAACCAAAGAACAAACCATAGAAAACTGGCCTACAGTATCCAAATATCTACGACAAGTAATTGAACATGGACAAGGAGAATCTACATTAACAGACTACCTAACTAAAGTTCTTATTGATATGGCTCAATGTTGGGCGGTTGTTGATCATGGTACTATTGTAGGAGTAGGTTTAACTGAATTTCTACAATACACACAACACAAAACACTTCATATTATTGCCTTTAGCGGCAGTAACTTTGAAGAACAATCTAAAGTCTTTCCAACTGTAGAGCAATTTGCTCGGGACAATGGTTGCGCTAGGATTGAAATGTGGGGTAGAAAAGGTTGGGCTAAAAAATTACCTAAGTACGTTGAAGGGTGGGAGGAGGCTTATATTGTTATGAGTAAAAGTTTAACATGAAGTATTATGTTTATTTACACTACAAACCTGATGGCTCCCCCTTTTACGTAGGTAAGGGTAAAAACAAAAGAGCCTACAAAGTACATGGACGTAACACATATTGGAAAGCAATAGTAAATAAGTACGGGTATTATGTTGAAATATTAGATTATTTTAATACAGAGCAAGAAGCCCATAACAGGGAAATATCCCTTATTTTTACTTTAAAATCTTCAGGTTTTAAACTATGTAATATGACAAATGGTGGCGAAGGTACGTCAGGTCGTATTTATACTGAAGAAACAAAACAAAAGATAAGCATAACATCTAAAAGTAGAACTCATAACAAAGGTTTCAATAACCCAAGTAATAAGTTATCTAAAGAAAATATTATTGATATTGATAATAAAATCAAATTAGGTTTATCTTCAATTAGTATAGCAAAAGAATACGGCATATCAGATACAACCGTTGCCAAAATTAAATATAGGCAAAAGCAATTGTATCAGGACATATTAACCTGAAGGATTTAGAATGAAATATAAATTAGTTAAAAAATATGGCGGCGGCGGTGGTCAACCAGCTCAAACGGTTGAAACAATCCCTGAATGGGCAAGACCTGCCTTACAAAGAGCACAAGCGGAAGCGGAAGCTAAGTATTCATCAGGTGAGCTTAATAGAGTAGCAGGTGCTACTGGTAATCAAGAAGCCGCCTTTAATATGGGTAATACAATTTCCTCTACTGGTGTTAGTGGTGTTAATACATTAGCTGACCAGCAAGCACGATTAAAAGAAATGGCTCAAACAGGTGGTGCCAATGAACTAAAAG